GTCACGAGAACGATCAACACCGATAAGGATCTGCTCAGAAGCTTCAGTGAAGCTCACGCCACCCTTAACAGCATCAAAGATCTTATTGAAACGCTGTCCACTACCCAACTCAAGAACTTCGATGATATTGATACCATAGAAGCTTGGAAGTCCAGCAGCACTGTAAAGCTGAGAGCGAAGCTCTTCAGGAGCAGCCATACTGGTAGTTCCAGAAGTAGCTTGACGAGTGTTAACAGGATTGTAAGCCATAGCGCGGATATCTTCAACGACTTCAGGAGAAACGAGAAGATCGGTAACGCCAGCCTTAGAACCACCAACAGGAGTTCCACCGACAAACGAGCTATTGATACGCTTGGACTTAGTGATAAGGTTATTCAAGTCATCAAGAACAAGGTTAGCACCAGCAGCAGAGATGATATGATCACCAGCAGCAGCAGTCAAGCTGTCTCCACCGACAAGAGCGGAAGCAAGCACGTTGAATGCAGTGCGCTCCTGCTTAAGCATAACTTCTTGAGCCATACGGGTGAAGGTCTTAGAAACAACGTCAACGCGAGCCTTCTTAGCATACTTACGGTCGAAAGCGAGTGCGCTATCAAGAGTGTAAGTGCTAAACTTCAACTCGTTGTGAGCTGGAAAGACTTGGTTGTAAGGGAGCCCACCAGCAACTTGCTGGGAGTAAACCTGTACATAATCTTCATCAGTGACATCGTGGAAGAGGTCGAGAGGAAGGGAAGGGTTGTCATCAGCCTGATAAGTCAGAGTGGTGAAAAGATTCCCAACGGTCACTGCGTTGTTGATAACTTCAGTGACCACAGGTCCGAGAAGTTCTGCAACAGCGGCCTGAGCCTCGTAAGCCTCCTCACGATTATTTGAACCCATTGCGCGAACAAGGGCTAACTGATCTTCAGTTTTTTTAATAGTAATTTTCATAATCTATGAGAGAATTAGATGTTAATGTTGACAATCGCGTATCCTCCTGCGTGGGTATCACCAGCAGCACGAGATCCAGTTGCGAGAACCTGACCGACTTTTACTGCGTTTCCGCCAGCTACGCCAAGTTTTCCAGCAGCGTGTCCGTAAACGTCTGTTCCAGCAGCAGGAATAACAGCTCCAGTGAAAGCGCCTTCAAGCAGAGTAAAGACTCCTTTGGTTGCGACAGGTACAGATTCTCCAGAAAGAACGCACTGAAGCTCTTCTTTCTTTTGTGGGTAGAAACGAAGCTTCTCGCCATTTTCATCCGTGTCGCGAACGTCACGAAGAAGAATTCCAAGAGCTGCATCTCCAGATCCAGCAGAGTCCACACGAAGTGGGTTAACAGAAAGTGGAGAGTAAGCATTGCCCTGAGAAGTCAGGAATGCGCTTCCACCGTCAACGAGATCAACAAGATCGTCATTGAGATTAGCAGCGGATACTTTTACAAGAGTACCTGCGGCCTTATCAGTGCCTTCCATAGCAAACATGTTGATAACATCGTTATCGTCATATTGGCGAAATGGTAGCAAATTGGTAATTTCATTAGCCATAATTTTTTATTATAATTAGATTTTTATTTTGTAACTTCTACAGAGAAGTTCTCCTTCAGTTTTTCAACCAAAGAAATTTGTTCTGAAGCTTCTGCGTTGTTGTTCGGGATAGTAGCGGCCTCAACCTCTTCAATTTCCAACTCATCTTCGCTAGCCTCAACTTCTTCCTGCTGCTCAGGAGTCTCTTCTGCCATCTTGGAAGCAATAGCCTCTTCAATTTTAGCTTTGACTGCCTCTTCTTGAGCTGCAATAGACTCTTTGGTCTTGCTTGCAAAAAGAATAGAAAGTTTTTCTTTGAAAGTATCGAAAGCCTCATCAGAAGCTTCAACAACCTTCAACTCATCTACGACTAACTTAAGCTCTGCTTCAGTAAGTTCGTATGTGGAGTCGATAAAGTTCATGCGAGAGTTAAATAACTCAACAGCAGCTTGAGCTTCGACCTCAGATTTGAGAGCGGAGAGTTCTGTCTGAACAGCGTCAAAAGAAGCTTTCATTTCAGTCAGATCTGCTTCTGCTTTCTCACGAGCTTCGGCTTCAAGTTGAACTTTAGATTTCCAGTTTTCAGAATGCTCTGTCAGAGCATCACGCATAATCTCGCCAACAGAGCTGGCCTGATCGTCTTTCTTGACTACTGAAGCTACGCTTTCGGCAACTTGTGTCATTAATGTCTCGAATTGTTCTTTATCCATATCAAAAATATCGAATTTGTTATTTGTTACATCATTTTCCCCCTTTAGGGAATTTTTAATATTAATATTATCTTCCTTTGCTAAAGAATTATCAACATTCTTTTCTTCTTTATTTGGTTCTGAAGTATAAATTCCTTTTACTCTAGCGGCAGGTTTATATGTTAACGCAGCACCTAAAGGGTAAGTCTCGCCATAAATCAAACGATGAACTGGAGTGCCTTCTTTATCAACTCCCTTGCCTCCGAACCCCTTTACATATTGCTTAAGCTCCTCTGCCTGTGAACCTTCGGCAATCTCACACTCGTCCAATCTATCTGATCCATAGACGACTTTATAGTTTTTAAATGCAAGTTCCCAACTAGTAGCAATACTCTGATATTCTTCATTTTCTTCATTAGCGGCTTCCTGAATAGAGTTAGCGAGTTCAGGGAAAATATTTTTGTAAATTAAGCCAGCAGCGTTTATATAAAAAGGCTCTTTCTTTTCTGCGTATGAATCAATAGCATTATCTTTAAAATCAAGTTCCTCTACAGAAAGAGAAGCATTGATCATGTGTCCAACGATCTTATGCTTCTTATGTTCAATATTGATTGGCTTATTAATAAATCTCTTTACTGCTGATACTGCTGTTTCTGAATCGATACCATCGCCATTTTTATTAAATTCATTTACTACAGCGAGATTGAATACAACAGGTAACACATCAACATTTGCTGACGGGTCGAAATCTTCAGGTAATAAAGATTTAGCTGCTTCTGCAATAGAACCTTCTGATACTCCAAACTTCTCGTAGTCAGCTTCTTTGAGAGCCTTGATATTACAATCAAAGCTACTTACCTCAAAATCTTTTAAATCCATAGAATGTTATACACTTAAATTTTAGTTGAGTGATGTAAAATTGCAGCAGACATGTCATCAAGTTGATGCTTAGACCCTACTTCTAACACATCTGGGTCAACATTTAGTTTAGAAAGATTGTCTAAATTTTCTACAACACTAGATAAAGTCTCATCCCATTCACTTGTCGGAGTAGAAACAATAATTGATTCACAAGCCCGAGAAACCAAATCTTTCCGTTCCTCGTCAAGTTCCTCTAAACCAAACTTAAGAGCAAAGTCCCGATAAGCTCTAAGTTCAAATTCGCTAACCATTTGAGTCGCTTCAACAATATGCTTCTTTGAGAAACTGGAGTTAGAAACTCCCATTGGGCGACCACCAGAAGGAGCTATGGGAGCAACTTCAGGTTTAGCTTCTGGAGCAGACTCTTCTTCATTTTGAAATAGGTTAATGCTATTTACTAGGGGCATGTAATAACCATCCTCCCTCTGCTCTTTAAACTTATCTTGAGCTGGCATTAATTCTTCTGACTTGGGGAATATTCCATTATGGACAACACTCATGCCTTGCTCTGGAGTAAGAACTCCAAGCTCCATCATGCGAGTAGCGAGCTTAGTCATATCAGAATTATCAAGGGTATCTGTTTTAACAAATTTTACCTCTGGCCAAGAACGCATACCCGCAGCTTTACAAATGCGACGGATCTCTGGTTGTAGGAAATCTTTAATAAATTGACTACGAGACTCTTCAAGACGCTGAATGAATATCTTCATCTTGAGTTGTCCGTCTGCATATTTATTATCTCCAAGGAGAACATTCTGAAGCCCTTCTTGAATGTCGCGATTTAAAATCTCATATTTTTCGGGGCCAATTACTTTGCGGAGATCAGGGATAACAAAGTCAGCTTTTGTGGTATAATCAGATACAAGAACGCGCCCAACACTTTGATTCTTGAAAATGTTTTGCATTGCAGCCAATGCTTTATGATTAACTCCACCCTTGTCTGGCTCTGCGCCCATAGTAACTAACAAAACAACATTCTCAATGGAACGAGAAATGGCTTGGTCAATTTTTTTAAGTTCCAGCTTCTTATTGATGTCATCAAGAACAGAGAAAGCATAAGGGACTGAAAGAGGTTCATAGTCTTGTTTTTTAGCAAATACTACATGTAGTAGTTCAGAAGCTAATTTAATGTATAAACGTTCAGTGGTAGTGGCAGTGTTGTTTTGGATTCTTACCTGAACATCTTCTGGTAAAGAGTTATACATCTCAATCTCGTGCTCTGTTTTAGGATCTTTAAGCCTAGAGATCTCATAGGGAGTAAGAACTTTAAAGTATTGAAAGTCGTTAAAAGAAATGGAACCCTTGGTAGCAATATCAGTTGGGTTCATGATCAGATACTTGATTGGAATAGGGGCACTCTTAGTCGCTCCATAAGTTTCCAAGATCTTTCCTGTATCAGCGGTTTTGATCTTACCGTCTACACGATACATGAAGACGTTACCTGATCGGTAGTATTCGCGAAAATATTGTGACTTGATATCATGAATTTTAATTCTTTTAAACCAAGCGTTCACAAAGTTCCTAGCTTTCGCAGAACCCCCTTCTAAAAACAAATCAGAATCAGCGAAGTCAGAGAGCATGTCAATAGTGCTTCTAAATGCTGGAACATTAAAGTAAGCCTTTTGGCATAATTGAATAGCATCACGGACATCTACAGAGTCACGAGAGTAATCAAACGGAAGAAGACCATCGTCAATATTTTTAAATCTATTTTTAGTATACCTTTGAGTAATACTATTGGTTCTTGAGCCTGAACGATTTGCTGGCTCAGAAAGGCGAGAAGCCGTAGTCTCGTACAAAGATTCTCCAACTAACTCTGGAGAAAACTCCTCTGCCAAAGACTGATTAGTAATGTCTTCTAAATTGTGGTTTGGGACGCTACCTTTAAACTTATTCCAATATTCAGACCGTTTTGTGTACTTACGCTTTGACATGCTAACAATTGTTACACTAAAGTTATAAAAGTTACTTTACAACTTTTCAAATAGTAAACGGTATGAATGTAGCGGTAGGTTTTTTCTCAGGGGTGACATTAAGAGAATCAAAATACACTTTAGCAAACCAATTCCCTAGAATCAAAGCAGAATAAGAGTCTTTACGTGCTCTATTCGGACCCTTCTGTCTTCTGATATTTTGAGGTAAGTTAAATGACTGCGAGCCTTGGGGGTTTGTAGTAACCTCAATGTTAGCACATTCTGACTTAGTAAGTTCAATGTTACTTTTCTGCTGATCGATAAGATCAATCATTTTTGCTCCTTTAGAAGTAGCTGTAATTTTATTATCCCACTTTATTTCATCAATTGGTAAATTACCTTTTCTTTGTTGATCAAAGTGATCGTCTACTGCTCTAGAAGCAAATAGTATTCTTTTATGGTCTATGGCTGCTTGTAACATCTCATTACCACTTCTGATCCAGTTGACTGTAGGTTTTCTTAAGATACAATATTTTTTTTCTTTTTGATTATATTGACTCTTAAATTGCGTGATATCACTGTGCCATTGATCAGGTTTTTCTAAATCAACTTCAATCACCCCAATATTCACATTAGCCTTTTTAAATAACTCACTCTCATTACAAGAGTTAATAAACTGAACTCCTCCATTGTAGTCACCGCATATACCCACGATATTAAAGTATTGGATAAGATACAGAAAATACCTCATATGCTCTTTTAAGGACACTCCAGCCACTGCGTAGCTATGAACAAGGCAAATCTTCTGTTCGTCCCCCAGAACCTTAAATACGTGCATTGCGAAGTGGTCAGCACTTGTGTTACCAGCCCAGTTAGGGTCAAAAGCAAGAATATACTCGTCACTTGGGTTTCCAATTACTTCAACAGCAGGAAACTCTCCATCAGCGATTGTGCAAGCTGCCATTTTAGATAATCTGAAATAACCATCACTCTCATCCACAAATTGTGCGCCGAACTCTCGTTTAAACTGCATCTCGGACATGGTAGCCTTCGCCTGTTTAAGCAGGTTCTGATCGTAAAGTCTTGTTGGAGCACAGTCGTAACTTAATTGCATAATTAATCTATATGCATCATCAGCCGCTTGTTCTTCTTCATCATCATCTCTGTCGAACTCTCCGAATATAAGACCCTCATACTTTTTGTAGAGCTTATACATGTATTCAAATTTAAATGAAGGAGATGAAAGTATTATCAACTTATTATTTGGCCATACATACCTATCTTCCTCTTTCAGCTCGCCCTTGTCGATAAGGCGGGATTCTAGTTTATGTAGTTCCTCCCTTTCAATAGGATTCTCTACAACTCCAAGGAATGGTATGATA